GAGTGTATCCGGAAATGGGTAGAACTTGAACGCTTCCTTTTTCCCACTTTAAAGAATTCCAATCTTTGATCAGATCTTCGTAAGCTTCTGTACCTTTGAAGTCATCCATAAAGTCCTGTACTGCGTTGGGCAGATAGTAATCTGAGATGATACCGTCTTCGAAGTAGGTCTTGCGAAAGCTGGTTGCGTCAATGCTGTGGAAGTTCGGTACTTCTCTGAGTGTCCACTCTGGAAACTCACTGAGATAGTAAGAAGAACTGTCCTTGAAATAACCGTAGAGCACAAACTTTACGTTTGGATCCTGATGGCGCTACGTCGTTCACTCGACGAACGATCTCTGATTTCCAGGTCCACTCTTTGTAGAGGTTGTCTGGTGATTCAACGAAGTTTGACGCGTCCTTTTTGCGTTGTCCATATTATCGATCATATAGCCGGTTAATCATTTCTTTCCTTTCAGCTACAGTGAACGGATTCTTAATTGAACGGCAGCGATTTGCTGAACCAAGGACTATTGTTACTTGTTCGCACTCTTTAAGTGCTGTTTTGAGGATTTTCGGCATGGCCGGAATGGAAGGGCTGAAAACGCCCGATAATTACACCTATTTTCATTTTAGCGACTCCCGCTTGTTAATGTATTACAACTTTATTTATCTTAACTGTTAAAGTATATTGTTACAATCTGGCAGAGAGCGGTGGAATTGAACCACATCCGTTTCCAGACGAATCGCTTAGCAGGCGATCTTTAGCACCAGCTAAAATTACTCTCTATAATATAATTTTCTTTATTAAATTGGTCAGGACAGTAGGACTCGAACCTACGACCCTCTGCTTAAAAGGCAGGTGCTCTAACCAGCTGAGCTACCCGGCCTTTGTTCGTGCCGTCAACGTAGCATAATGGTAAACTCTTTGCATGGAGTTGGAGAAAAGTAATATTGATAGGAAGCTGCTTGGTCTTGCCAGGAAGTCGCCGGTAGAGATTGCGGAGCTTACCGGTTTGGAGCCGGGGTATGTGGCTGAACGTATAACGTTTTTGCTTTCGTCGAAGGATTGGCTTAGTGATCTTCAAAACGAGTTGCTCCTGATTGAGGAGGCTCATGCTTTGAAGGATAAAGCTAACGAGTTTATGAACGGCATTGAGGATCCGAGGGATTTTGCGGGGGTTGCTAATGTGGTTCTTCGTTCTTTGAAGTTGGTGTCGGAGCGTTTGGATGCTCGACGTAAACTTGTGGATGAGGATATTACGCGGATTACTGCCGCTCATGCGAAAGTTTTTGCGCAAGCGTTTGATGCGGCGTTGCAACATATTGTTGCCGGGTTTAAAGCGTTTGATGGTGTTCCTTCTGATGGTGAGGTTGACGATTTGGTGGAGCAGGGTTTGAAGAGGGCGGGGAGTGTGTTGAGTGCAAACATATTTGAATAGTGTTGTTGATGGGGCGATTGCTGAGATGCGTGCGAAGTCTAAGTTGCGGTTGTATCAGTCGGACCCGCAAGCATGGGTTTCTGATGTGTTGGGTAAGCGTTGGTATTCTAAGCAGGCAGAGTTTGTGCAGTCTTTTACGGACCATTCGAGGACGGCGGTGAAGTCTGCTAATGGTTGTGGGAAGTCTGCGGGGGTGGGCGATCTGATTACGTGGGTTATTGCGGTGGGTGTGCCGGAGGAGACGTTGTGTATTGTTTCGGCTCCTACGTTGTCGCAGATTGAGAAAGTTATTTTTGCGTATTTGAAAGTCAATAAGGGTTTGGCGGATGTTCGGGGGTTGTCTATTCCGGGGCGGATTACGGAGACGTTGGCGTGGAAGCTTGATGGTCCGAATGGGGCAGAGTTTTTGGCGTTTGGTAAGCGTCCTAGTGATCAGGATATTGTTTCGAGTTTTCAGGGGACACGTAAAAAGAATACGTACGTTTTTTTTGGATGAGGCTGGCGGTTTGCCGACGGAAATGTTTACGGCTGCTGAGGCTGTTGCTACAGGTTCGGGTTCAAAAATTTTTGCTATTGGTAACCCTGATAGGCGGGGTACAGAGTTTCACCGTATTTTTACGGACCCTAACATTTCGCAGGATTGGAAGTTGCATACGATTAGTGCATACGATTTGCCTACGTTTACGGGTGAGCATGTGTATGAGGAGCCGGAGAAACAGCAAGCTTTCCTGGATGGGCTTACGAGTGTGGAGTGGGTTGAACATAAGAAGCGTGCTTGGGGTGAGGATTCGGCGCGGTATAAATCTAAAGTGTTGGGGGAGTTTCCGGATGAGGCTGATAACACGTTTTTCCGCAGTCTGTTATCGATAAGGGTTTCGATACAGTGTTTGAGGATGATGATGCTGTACGGCCTACGTTAGGTTTGGATGTTGCCCGGTTTGGTTCGGACGAGAACGTTTTGTACATCAACAAGGGTGGTGTTGTACGTTTGGTTGACAAGTGGTCTAAGCTGGACCTTATCGAAACGGCAAGGAGAACGCACGCTCATGGTCAAAGGCTTATGGCAAGTGTTATCAATGTTGACGTTAACGGTGTTGGGGGTGGTGTTGTTGACGCTCTTCTTAGGTTGGATGATTTTATTGACGCCGTTTATAGTGTTGGCGCTATTAATGGATCACATAGTTCACCGGATTCGGCACGGTGGACGAACGCGAGGGCATGGCATTACGACACGTTCCGAGAACTCCTTGCAAACGGGGGCTTGGACTTAGACTACGAGGACCGTCCTTTGCGTGAGGAGATGATTAGTCAAAGCTACAAGTTTTCTACACGCGGTTCTATCACGATGACTAGTAAAGATGATATGCGCAAGTCGGGTGTTACGTCGCCTGACAGTTTGGATGCGGCAATCCTGTCTACTATCTCCCATGACATGGTGGGTCCCCGTCCGGGGACGTTGTGCAGGTGCAGGATGTGATGCCGGAGCATTCGTTCTATGCTGCCGATTACTGGTAACATAACTTTATGGGCATTTTTGATAGATTTACATCCACTTCTGATGGTTCTGAGAAGCTTTTGAAAGAGATTCGTGAGCTTTCTCAGGACAACGATATCCTTTCCGAGTCTTATTCGGCGCTTGCTCGGGCCACTTTAGACTTCGACGATAAGGGTTGGGCACCGTTAAACCAGTTCGAGAACAGCGGCATGGTGCTTGCTGACGTAAAAGTTGTGTCGAGGCAGGCTCGCAGGCAAACTGCATCTAACCCTATCCTCAAGCGGGGACATGCGCTTCGTGCGGGGTATGTGTTCGGTCGTGGTTTTAAAATGTCGCAAAAGGGTAGCCCTTTGGCTACACGTTTTCAGAAAATTATTGATGACCCTATTAACCAAAAAGTTTTGTTTAGCGATGGTGCTTGCAAGAAGAATGAGAAGGCGCATTTTACGGACGGAAACTTTTTGTTCGCTACGATAAGCGGACTAATAGGTTTAGTCGTGTGCCTCTTGATGAGAGTTATTGGTTGGGGCTACGGGAACCCCTGACGACCCGGAGATTGTGCGTTACTATTTGCGGGAGTATGAGCAACGCCAGCCGGTCACGAATCCTTACAGCACGTATCTTGCGGAGACGGTGAAGGTTTGGTATCCCCTAGATTATGTGACGAACCCTGTTGCGCGTATCAATAACATTGCGGTTGACCGCAACTTTGTGATGATTGATAGCAAAGTTAATGATGAGAGTGGTGGTCTTTGGGGCCTGCCCGACTCTTTGCCTGCCTTACCGTGGACGTGGGCCTACTCTGAGTATCTGAAGGATGGCTCGAAAATGTTGAAGGCTTTGTCGGGTATCGCCTGGCAGGTCAAAACGAAGAGCGCTAAGGGTGGGGCTAACATTAGCTCGAAACTTATCAACAATCGTGAGGTTGCTGCTACGGCGGTGACGGGTGCGGATGTTGAAATGAGCGCCATGCCAAGAAACAACTCTGTCGATTTGAACACAGGGCAACCGTTGGCCGCTATGGCTGCTACCGCGATGGAAGTTCCCGTGGGGGCGCTTCTCGCCGGCGAGGGTGACCAGGGTGGTGCTGGTTCGCAAGTTATCGACCAGTCAACTTTGAGTGCCGCCTATTCGAGGCAGGGTGCGTGGGAGGACTTCTTTGTTCGTGTACTGAAGTTGATGGGCGTGCCTGACCCTAGTGTCACGTTCAACAACATTATTGTTGATCCTGCCTACCGGACAGTGCAGTCGCTATCTCAGGCATGGATGTCTGGTCTGTTTGATGCAGAAATTATGCAGGAAGCTATCGCCGAGCAACTAGGTATTGAAGCGCCAGGCCCTGTGCCTGCTGGTGCGCTTGTTCCTAACAACTCTGGAAGTTTCGCTAACACGGGGACGACGGTGGGTGCGGGCAACCCAAACAATATTGCGAGCAGTCAAGGTAACTCGGGTGCTGGTGTTGACGACATTTCCGATGGTGACAATAACATGAGGGACCTGGATAACAACCCGAGGTAGCGCCGTGGTATTATTGACTGGATGTCTACACTCTTTCAGGAACAAGCAACCGCGCCCACCAAGGTAGGCAATAATTGGCGCGCCATTCTTATCACGCCAGGCAAGGGCTCCTCGGGAACGTACACGGAGTCTATGCTAAAAGAGTATGGACCGCAAGCTTTCCCCAAGGGGACCCATTCTTATGTGGACCACCCCAGGGATGAAGACGATGTTCGCTCACCCAAAAACCTTATGGGTGTTTTGGCTGAGGGCGCCTACTATGAGGCTGGGGTGGGGACTTGTTGCCGAACTCACGGTGATGCCTCACTGGAAAGAGTTTGTTGAGTCGGTCGCGCCACACACCGGGTTGTCTATTTACGCCATGGGTGAAGGTGTTTATGATGACAAGACGGACGAACTTGTTGTGGAGAACCTTGTCCCCCATATGCAAAACTCTGTTGACCTGGTGGCTTACCCCGGCAGGCCCGGATCGAAACTTTCCGACAAGTTATATGAGGCCGCACGGGCTGTAGTTTCCGAAGCCGCGCCTGAAGATTTAAAAACAGGCGACTTTGTTTCTATGGAACAATAGTGGCGGTCGAGCCCGTGGCAGCATTGAACGTATTATTCGTAGCGGGAATATAAAAAGTTCCTGACAGTAGTTTCACTATTGACGCTACGGCAGAAAAACCCCTGCCGCCCTTATCCGTTTGTATCGTGACGGGAAACGTACCGACACTGTTGTCGGACACAAATTTTCTACTTTAACAAAAATTTCTGACATTACTGAAGCGTTGCCAAGCAACTTCCGTGCCGCCAGCTCAGAGGATGTGCCCGCGGGCCGCGCTTGCGGCAACTGCACATTCTTTAACGAGTCGCGTATGCAAGGGGAGAAAGCTTTCTGCGCAAAGTGGGAAGCATATGTGGCCAGCGATGGTTACTGTAACGGCTGGCAAGCCGAAGAAGAAACTTCTACCCCCATGGGTAGCGAGGACGGTACTGCTGCTAAAACAGTCGCAGCAACCACATTAAATAAGGAAGAAGGATACTCAAACATGGAACTTGAGGAACTAGCCAACATGATGGCTGAGCTGCCAAATCTGGTAGCCGCCGCTGTTGTAGAAGCCCTTGCGCCTTCAGGAGATCCCGAGGAAGTAAAGAAGAAGTTGACGTTGCGGCTGTTGCTGAAGCGTTGGTTGCTGCTGGACTTCCCGAGGTTTCCCGTAAGGCTGTCTACGAGTCACTTCGCGCCGGCGCAGACTTGCACGAGTCAATCGAAAGCCAGAAAAACTTTCGTTGAGTCCGTCAAAATCGCACCTCAAAAGAGGAGTCGAAAGATTCTCCTCGCGTTGAAGAGTCCGTCATTGTAAAATACCGAAGAAAAAGGCTCCCGGCCTTTCTAGCATTCTCCTGAGACTGCAACGACACACAGGAGAG